CTGTTGTGGTAAAGCAATATCCCTAAAGTGCGGTTCATACCGTACCCATGAAGTACCGCGTCCAGGCAGCAGCCGGTCTTGCAGGCAATGCTTTATAGTATCTGAAAACTTTGCATTTACCTGGTAGGAAGTACAACGCTCAAGTACATCCGAAGCCACACGCCCCAAAACGTCATCATCTTTGAAACGGCGCTGGATGTCAGGTTTAGGGTCGTTTCCATAGGCGGCTGGGAAGAGGGTTTGTACGTTACTGTATAGAATGTTGAAGCGGGTGGGGTTAGTTTGCGTCGCCGCCCTTTCATCCTTATAACGTTTGATGATTTTCTGGCTACGGGTTTCCCATGTCTTATATTCTTTGTCATAAAGCTGGATCTCCATTTTATAGCGGTCAAGTTGATCCTTATCCGTCAATTCACTGTCGGGCTTATCCTCGGTATCGCTATTGTCAATGGGTTCCATAATTATACTCTATTGGCCTTGTGGCCATAATTTTCTGTTTTAATGTGACAAGACAAACATAGAGTACGCCCGTTAGAAACCTCATATCGTAATTCTGGATATTGCGAATATGCTTTTATGTGGTCTGCACAAACTTTACCGCCACGTCCACATTGGACACACTTCCAATTATCCCTCTCAAATACCGATTCACGCCAAAGTCGATACTGTAGCCTACCCATATCGAATCTTCGCTCGCCGCCTCGAACCGCCCCTAATCCGTCTTTGTAGCGCGGGTGTTTTTCTTTATTTTCAGCCCAATATTTTGAAAGCTTTTCTCGGAACTCTTTTGGGCGCTGAACCCCTAAAGAATTGCGCTTTCCCTTCATGGCTTCGGATATTTTCTTTTTTTGTTCATCAGAAAGAGGTTTGCCAGTACGTGACTTATTCAGATCGGTGAATCTCCCGCTAGTTTTTTCTTTAGCGGGAGATTTTTGCCAAGCAGCTTTCCTATTAGCTAGATGTTCAGGTGACTGCTTTCTGCCTTTTAAGGCATGTTCCATAATAAGTTACTATATTTTATCGTCAAATCGGCACTTCTTCCCACTGAAACCCAAACAGCAATGCAGAAGTGGTTACAATGCTGGTAAAGGATGCAGCAAAGAAACCAGGCGGAATAATGATCGACCCGCCAAGATCAACAACCAGACCAGGAGTAAGGCCATAACCCGTTGTTGCAAGCGACCCAACCTGCCCTACTACCATATCAAGGACTGGCGTAGAAATCGTAGCGCCTGCACTTGCGGTTACTTTACCAGTTGTCCCGCTTACTATAGCATTCTTAGGCACAAGTGAGCCAGCAGCAGCACCTGAACCCGTCATGATGCCCACAGCCGCAGCAGCACCAACCGCAAATTGCGCTACCGTGAATAAATTGATTACTGCATTCACACCAGACCCAGCAGGATTGGAAATTGCCAAACCCGTCCACGTGGTTGCCAAAGCAGCCGTAGTAGTTACCGCTGCCTGATTCGCAACACGGTACATATTACCGCGCATTGCCTGTTCGTAATAACGGCCATGCAATTCCGATACCATCAATTCCCCAAGATTACCCTGGCGTAATACTGAGCCTGGGCCATCCGCTACTTTCGCCTGATTTCCTATATAACCTGTGACTTGCATGTGTTTAATCCTTTATGGTACGGTTGTTACAATAATAGATGGGTTTAGGGCAGGAACAGGCTGTTGCGATAAGGAACTATCCTCATCAGGCAGATTGAAGCCTTCCCGTAAAAGCATTGCAATAATACGCAATTCCTTAAGTATAGCCGCCGCTGAATCCTGCGGAATATCCAGAAGAAAAGCAGTATCTGAATTTGAATTTGTCTGTGAAAGTGGCATAATCTCTCCATTGGTGGTCGCCGTGATCCACTTGCACTGCTATGCAGGCTGGAGAGAATCCCTTATCCGTGTTCTAAAAAACGCCTGTACACCTGATTACAGATTTCCTGACGGTCTTTTCGTGTCTTTTTGAATATTTCCTGCCCCCAATAATCCAAAATCCTTTGTGAAAGGAGTTCCATTATTTCAGGCTTAGTCATATCCGTTCTTGCCTTATTTTCGTCTTTTCTGGCCAAAAAAGCTCATTTGCAGTAGCATTTACCAAAAATTTTGGCTTTTCAGGCTCTATTTCTTTTACATCATTGCGCCAAACCTGTCCAATGTTTTCGTATGCATCAGCGCAATCACTTGACCAATCATGCTTAGGTACATCAAGGAAACGCTGTTTATCTTCATCGTAAGGGAAATGATAGTTCATCATGCACCTTATGCCCCATGCACACCTGTCCTGGTCAAACCAGCTCGCATCAATGGTTTTCCGCGCCGCAGCAATACCGTTCTGCTGTGAGGTTGCCGCCACCACATACATCTTAACTCCTATGGCATTTGCCTGTTGCACAATCGAGCGTCCACCTGCAGCCAGCAATTTATTCGCCGCATCATGGGGTACATAGTGTTTGCCATACTTATAGCTACTCCTATGTGCCGCCTCCGGTATCGAATCCCCCCGCACCCATTTGACCACCATGCCAGTAATTGGGTTTACTTCCCTGATAATGATTTTATGCCCATATAACTGCTCAATATAATGCTCAATATTATCCTTCAGGCTGTTCTCATAATAATCAATCAGCCTGACTTCCCCACCAGCTTTCTGCCACCACCATATTGCCGTCGAATCCTTACGCCCCAGATCCCATGCCGTGTATACAGGCAGTTCAGGGTCATACAGGTTGCTGCGCATTCTTCCATCTGCAACCGCCCGCGCCATCTGTATGGCATATACGCCACCTGAATAGCGCGTATCAGGTTCCCCCTCCCAGATATGCGCATACGCCTCAGGATCGCGTTTCAGCATTTCCATCCGTTCCACATTCAATATCTCAGGGAAAAACGGATTATCCCGCCATGATACCTTTTTTACCATCGCATCATCGCGCTTCTGCAATATAAACCTTTCATACGTCGCGTCCGTAACATTCTTCACGTTAAAAGTCACCCATATCTCTGATGCCTCCTTACGTATCGTCGGTATCAGCACTTCCCATGAATTCCTCGATACTTTTTCCGCTTCCTCTACCCAGCAGATATCAATACCTTCCGTGCTCTTGATTTCGGTGGAATTATGTTTGATACCCTTGAACAGAAATACTGTTCCGTTCATACCCTCAATCGACTTCTGCGTTATCCGGTAAAACGCCTGCAACCCCAGCGCCTCGATGCGATCACACAACAGGCGGTGTACGGAATCGGCAATACTGATTTGTAACTCACGGGCGCAAAGTATACGTAGCGGTCTCTGGCATCCAAGCAGGAGCAAAACATCCGCTACCGCCCAACTCTTCCCACCACCACGGCCACCATAGTAAACCTTATACCGCCATGGCTTGAACAGCTCCCTGTATGCGGGTGGGAATACAGGGTCAATGATTATTTCCATTAGACGTAATGCGTCCCCTTGGGCAAGCGTAGCTTCGTCTTTGGCTTATCCTTATCAGCCTTTACAAACTCTTTCCCAACCTTTTGCGGTACATTGTCGTAACCACCAGGAGTATGGGCGGCGGCTTCCATTAGACGATGCTGTGCAGGTGATTTAGATGGCATACATACTCCTGTGTTTTTCTCATTTTACCAGAAAAAATAAAATGGGCAAAGTGGTTTTAGGAAATGGGGATTTTATTAGATTTTATGGGGGTGGGGGTCTTTTTTAACCCCCCAGACTTAATCTTGCTGACATATCCTATCGATACACCATGTTCCTGCGCAATGTACTTATGCTTACCGATAGCATTGCGTATCGCGTCAACTTTAGCATTATCATATTTCCTAATACGCTGAGCATAAGCATGTGTCTTTGCTTTCCTGCCACGCCCAATGCAATCCTGCATATTTTGCGTGGCAGTTCCATCAACCAGATGGTCGGCATTCACACAGCGAGGATTGTCGCATTTATGGCGTATCTGTATTTCACGCGGCAAATCAAATCTGTCATTTACCGCCATCCATAACGCACGATGGGCAGGTACGCTTTTGCGATTACCGTCAATGGTAATACTGATAAGCCCATATTTATGGCCATCATTACCCTGATATTCAATGCAGCCATTGTCACGCTTTATTGAGCGGGCAAGGATTCGATTAGCGACCCATATTTTGTAGTTATCATGCATTTTAGGCTCCATGTGGAAACTCGATATACCCAATCAATTACGCCGTGGTGACTCTACCCGCCATCCGATTCGAAAGCCGGGGGGCATCCAATAGGGCGGATTCCCTTGATTCATACTAGAGATGTTTCCATAATTATCAAGTATATTATGCAATTATCGCACAACCGCCATTATGGAAATAATTTATGATTCATTATCAATAACTTGATTATTCCCTACAACCTGCAATGGCAATTCATCCGTGAATCGTATGTTTGCGGTGACTGTGATCTGGCGTAACGTGGCATCCATTGAGATTGCCTGGGAGGGTTTACCATCGAGTCGATCTTTCACCTCAGCGCATAATACCCTCGTCATTGCGGGCTGTGCCACTGGGTCTATGGCCTGCAGTGCCTCTGAAAGCTTCTCCCTAGCGAGTTTACGGAGCTGTTCGTCATCCATATCAGGGATAAACGCCTTCACGCTTAAAACAGGCGTTTGCGGGGGATTTTTATTCCCCTTCATTTCATAGTTTTTTGGGTCTGGTATCATTTGTGTATCATATTGTTTTATAACGATTGTGTCAAACGCAAAAGATAGTATTAGGATAGCACTCATATAGTATTAGACATAGCACTAGACCTAACATATTGATCTATATAAAATATATTATTATTATAATACTATGTTTTATCTATTCCTTACGGAACAGAAACAAAAAGCATTATTTCTATAAGGTCTATGGAAAAGATAGTATTAGATAGCACTCTTTTGCCTTAAACCAATTAACAATATAAATAATATTGAGGGCTAGGGGGGGGGATACATAGCACTCCTTTCCAACCTTAACACACATCACTACCTACTTATTAGCCACATATGG